AATTTAGTTAATTTGCAGGATGGAGGATACGGATATAGCGAATATACTGAGGAAGTAAAAAAAAGGATGAGCAAAGCAAAAAAAGGCATGGTATCATCTTTTAAAGGTAAAAAACATTCAGAAGAAGCTAAAAAAAGAATGTCCGAATCAGCTAAAAACAGGGAGAAAACAACTGGAGGATGGAAACATTCGGAAGAAGCTAAAATTAAGATGTCTTTAGCAAAAGAAGGGAAAACAAGTCCAAGAAAAGGAGTTATTCTTTCAGATGAAACTAAAAAGAAAATATCAGAATCAAAAAAGGGAACACCATCTTTTAATAAAGGAAAAAAGATGAGTGAAGAGCAAAAGAAAAAGATAAGTGAAAAACTCAAAATGAATTATAAATTAAAAACTAAAATTAATTAAGAATGGCCACAACGAATAACATTACGACCACATACATTGGCAAAGACAGTGGTCAATTCATTAGCCCTATCCTTCAATCAGGATTAACATTAGGCGTACCAGGGGTTACGCTAAAAACGAACGTAAATTACAAAAGCAGAATCACTACTATCGCTTTATCAGGACTTATCGCTGATGCAAGTTGTGACTGGGATGCTTCCGGAACTATTACTCAAGGTGAGAACTGGCTTGAGGTAAAACCATTCGAAGTAAACTTGGAATTGTGTAAATACGACTATTTCAACGACTTCATCGGTCAAAATATGGGATGCAAGGATTCACTTCCTGCTGACTTCCTAAGATACTTAGTAGGTGAGGTTGGAATGAACATCGCTGATGCTTTAGAAACTTTGGTATGGACAGGAACTGCAAGTGCTAATTCTTTCGCCGGTTTCTTAACTAAGTTCAAAGCTGATGCAACTGTAATCGATGTAACAAACGATACTTTAACATCTGCAAACATCATCGCTGAGGCTCGACAAGTAATCGCTGCTGCTCCTGCTGCTTTATTATCTAAGTCTGACGTTTACCTTTACATGAACGCAAAGAGTGCTCAATTATTGAGAGAGGCTCAGAACGATAAAGGAAACGCTTCTCCATGTGGTGAGAATTGTGTGGCTTTAGATGGTATCACTATTTTCGTAGCACCTGGTATTCCAGACAACGAAATGGTAATGGCAAGAAAGAGCAACTTATTCTTTGGTACTTGGAACACATCTGATATGCAGATGATCGGTGTTAAAGACATGAGCGATCAGTTCGAAAAGAATGTAAGATTGGCCATGTGCTTCTTCGCGGGTACAGGTTACGGATACGGTGCTGAAGTAGTTTACTACTGGGCAAACGCTTAATCAAAATAAATAATAAGAGTTATGGCATGTGATATAACATTAGGAAGAGGTTTATCTTGTAAAGACGCAATCGGAGGTTTAAAAGCGGTTTATTTCGTTAATTACGGCGATTTAGACGGTGCATTGACTTACGCTGCGGATGGGCAGGAGATTACGGCTGTTGCCGGCGCTCCTTCCGCTTTCAAGTATGAGCTTCATCTAGGAAATGACTTAACTCAGAATATTATTAGTAGTGCTGAAAACGGTACAACGTATTTTGAGCAAGTTGTTAACCTTACTTTAAAGAAATTAACGAAAGAGGACAACGTCCAGATTAGAACGTTAGCATACGGTCACCCTCACATTATCATTGAAGATAATATGGGCAACTTTATGATTGCCGGAGTTGAACACGGTTGCGATGTAACTGGTGGAACTGCGGTAACGGGTAACGATTACGGTGACCTCAACGGATACACACTTTCCTTTACAGGAAGAGAAAGATCATTGGCTAACTTCTACACTGGGGACATTGACAGTGAATTTACAGTCGTGGAAGGGGTTTGATTTGTTTTATAATTGGTTAAATGAAGGGAGCTGGGTTGGTAAAATTCAGCTCTTTTTTTTATATATTTAATGCATGGAAATAATAAAGTTAAATAATTATATTCAACCGGAGGTTATCGAGAGTAAATCGGAGGATGGATACACGACTTTCGGAGCGAACAACACTTGGTACAGTTACTTGGAAGATTGCTATAATGGTTCGGTAACGAATAGGAGTGTGATCAATTCGATAGCTTTAATGATATACGGAAAGGGCCTTACTACGATTGATGATGTTAATATCAATTTAGTAAAGGAACTTTTCAAGCCTAACGATTTAAGGATGGCCATTATTGACTTCAAGAAGTTAGGTCAATGCTCGTTTCAGATTGGATACAACAAGGAGCGCACTAAAATTGTTAAGGTTGAATATTTTCCTGTGTTTACGTTGGCCAAGGGTAAGATGGATAAAGATGGTAACGTAAAATACTTCCACTATTCGAAGAATTGGAAGGAAGGTGCTTACAACATCGAAACAAAGAAGATTTCAGCTTTCGGAACTAGCAAAACGGGCCCTGAGATACTTTACATTCAGAATTATTCAGGAGCAATGATGTACTACTCAAATGTGGATTATCATTCTGCTTTGGCGTACTGCAAGATTGAGGAGGAATTGGCTAATTACCATTTGAATAATATCAGCAACGCTTTCGCTCCATCCACTTTTATTTCGTTCAACAACGGAGTGCCAACACCGAAGGAACAGCGTGAGATTGAGCAGAAGATATTGAACAAATGGGGAGGAACAAGCAACGCCGGTAAGATAATGGTATCGTTCAGTGATACTAGCGACAACGCACCGACCATCAACACTCATCAGATTTCGGATGCGCACTCACAATATCAATTTATATCAGATGAAGCAGAAAGCAAGATTTTTGTCGGCCATCGTGTTACTTCTCCTATGTTGTTGGGTATTAAAAACAATACTGGTTTGGGTAATAATGCAGATGAGCTTATTACAGCCTTCCAATTATTTAACGCCACAGTGATCAGGCCGTTTCAGGATATTATTTTGGATGGTTTAAACCAGGTGATGAAGTTCAACGGAATTGAAGGTGAATTATACTTTGAGACATTGCAACCGATTGAGTTTACAGAAGATGGTAAGGAGCAGAGCGCTGATAAGGCTGAGATAGAGAAGGAAACGGGGGTTGAGATGAGTGCGGACAATCCTTTTTTAGATGCCGTTCTTGATTACTTATGTGAGGATGCGCCAGAGGGCTATTCAGTACATAAGGTTGAAGATATCGGAGATGAGCCGGCAGATGTTAATTACGAGAAACTTTACAACGAGTTGAACGTTGATGCTTCTGCAATTCAAAAATCAGAGCAGGATTCACCGATGTACAAGGTAAGATACAGATATAAAAAACACGTTTCAGGTGGAGAGAGTTCAAGAGCATTCTGTATAAAGATGCGTGCTTTGGCGGATCAGGATAAGGTATTCCGTAAGGAAGATATATTGAAAATGGATAGTTTGAAATTGAATCCGGGACACGGCCACAATGGGCAGGCTTATTCGATATGGCTTTATAAAGGTGGAGTAAATTGTCATGACGTTTGGAGAAGGGTTATTTATAAAAAGAATTATGCAGGTCAATCCGGAAATCCCCTCCAGCACGTTACTGAGGTTTCCGTTGCTGATGCGGCTCGTAAAGGTTACAGACCGCCAACGAATGAGAGTGAAGTAAGTATTGCACCTATTAGAATGCCAGGTGGAGGAAAATATCCTGGATAATATAAACATGATGAGCAAAGTAAAATTCAATAGCAAAATATCAGATTTAGAATCCAAGTTGATTCTGTCTGTCGATGACCTGAAGGCTTCAACCTTATTGGATTACAATATCGATCCGGTTAAGATTATACCTTACATTTTAGAAGCGCAGGAATTGAAGTTGGAACCTGCGATAGGGACATCTTTATACCGTGAATTGCAAGCCAGCGATAGAACGTTTGAGTATTATTATTTAGTTAATAATTACATCTCGAAAACGTTAATACATTGGGCTTTGGAATCCTTTTTGGAAGTTGCACCTTACTCCGTTGCGAATGGTGGAGTTTACAAGCACCTGCCAACGGATGCAGAGACAGTTTCCAGCTCAGAGGTTGGATTGATGTTGCAGAGAGAGCGTTACAAGTCGAAACAATACGCAGATAGGATGCTATCATTTTTGAATACGTATA